ACTCGAACGCCGAAAGCTGGCTTCGAAGAAGAAAGGGCTAAGATGAGTGGAAGTTACAAGGATTCACCCGAGCGCGTTAGGCAGTTCTTGAATAACGTCTCTAGTGAGACTAAGGCACTAAACATCAAGATACTCGGATATGCGGATAGGGCGGGCCGAATCACCAGGCGCGAGAACCCTGCTGAGTTCGATGCGATCGTGACAGAAAGCGCCGCTGATCTGGAATTGTTCGCTCAGCGTATAGAGGGATCGTTGCCGGACTACCAACGCAATCTAAAGCTGGTTACGGAGGGGTTTGAAGAACGCATTAAATCGCTCGACCGTAACACGACCAACGGATCGCGGGAATTGCAAGACATGAATCGCGAAGCGCGGGGTCTTTCTGAAACCGCTGCCTGGGTCAAATCCAAAGTTGAGGAAATGCGAATTGCGCTGGCGACGATAAGGGACTCAAATTACGATAACAAATTAACGCAAGCGGCCTCGCGCGTGGTTAACACTGCCGAGCGTGTGTCCGCTGCGTTCGGGGATCTTGAGACTTTCGCGTTGAACATCTCGTTCTTGATTGGCGAAAGGTAACCTTAGAAACGCGATCGGGACTGCCGACATGGCTAAAAGAGTCAAGGGCGAGTCCGCGTGTTGATTAAAGAGGGCCGATTACCATCTGCGGTCAAGCTAGGCAGAGACTGGTTTATAGACTAGAAGGATCTCGCCCTGGTAAAGAATCGCAAGCCTGGTCGACCTCGGAAAGTCTCCACTAAGAAGCGACCCGCCTCGAAAACTTAAATTCCCCACCTCGCCTATGCTGATAGTTCAATGACTGTCAGCGCATCAATGATCACCGCGTTGCAATCCAACGTGACTTTCCTTGTCCCGATCTGGACGATGCTCTCTGCCGATAACACACGCGCCTCATATTGCGCGCACACCAGAAATTTAACCTTCAACTCACTTTCTTATACAGCCGCTCCCGTCGAGCCAAGTCGATTTAGTCAAACCCTAGGACTCGACGCCAACCACGTGGAACTGTTTGGGGTATTCGACGACATCGTGACAGAAGCAAACGTACAAGGCGGAAAATGGCGGAACGCCAAGATCACATTTGAATACATTGCATACGATCCTGCTACTGGCGCAGCAAGCGCAACGGTGATCGGCTCAGTTCAAAAGATGAAAGGACAGGCGGGTAAGTTCTCGATCAATAACGGAACCTTCCGAGTTGAGTTTAGATCGTTGTCGGATTTATTGGGGCAAGAGGTCGGAGAGTTAACGAGCCCGATCGACAGGAACCGCAGACCAGAAGATTTAGGGGTGTCAATGGTTCCTTTCACCCATGCTCGAACGGTCACGGCAGTTGCAGACAGAATGAACTTTACTGTCGGCGGCACAGCGCAGGCAAACGATTATTTCAAATACGGCCGCGCAGAATTCACCAGCGGTGCTAACTCCGGACTGAAGATGGAGATCAAGTCGAGCGTAGGCAATGTGATCAAATTACAAATGCCAATGAGATCAGCGATCGCGATCGGAAATACAGTAACACTGATCGCTGGGTACGATGGATCACGAGAACAGGCACGCGATAAGTTTGGCGCGATGGAACAGTTTAATGGTGAGCCTGATCTGCCCGGATTGAAGGCGGTGCTTCAGTATCCAGAATGACTTTGCAGTGAAGGTCGTACTGAATGCCGTATCGTATATCCCAGCGCTCAGCCGCGCTAATGACTTCGTATATGCAGTCTGGAAGGTCGGTGTTCAAAATGCGGAATCTAAAGCCGGGTAACTTCTCGGGTAAAGGACGCTCAGGAAATACGGGTACTTTGACTGTTACGTCGGCTGTTTGTTGCATGTGCTAATTATACCGATGTCAACCATACTTGCACAACGAATAGTAGGTGATGAATACATCGTACCGCCGCTCGATCCACTGGTCGCAGCTCGCATGTTAGCCGAGGCGGACTCTTGGCTCGGCACTCGGTTCGTACATCAAGGAAAAGTGAAGGGATTAGGTGTTGACTGCGCTCAGTTTATCGCAGCGCTTGTACGTGCCGGCGGTCACAACATTCAGATTAGTGAAAACTATGGACGTCAAGAAGACGGGCGAATCATGATCAGGACTCTACTTGAGCACGGTGATTACGTGCCGGAATCTCAGATGTCGCCCGCTGATATGATTGCGTTTTGCGATGAAGCCCAGCGTGAAAAAGATAAACCTCGGCATCTGGCTCTTATTAGGGAATTGGCACCACACACGACTTTCATAATCCACGCTTCGGAACACGGTGTTAGACGACATCGAATCAATATGTGGTGGCGGGGTCGCATACATTCAGTTTGGAGATTGCGGCCAGCGTGATCGAAGATCTCAAACAGAAATGTGAAGCACTCGCGATACGCCAGCGCACAGATATTGAGGTGCGCAAGCGCGCAGAGTTGGAAGCGGCTCTTGAAGAAGGCGAGGTTGCTGATCCAATCAGCAGCACAATCCTGATCTCGCTGGCCATCTCCTCTGCTCTTTCGGCGGCGTCTTACCTGGTATCTTCCGCCCTTGCCCCAAAGATTCCCCGACAGGAAAGAGGCAAGCTAACGGGCTCGCTACAATTCCAGAATTCCGAGCAGGGCATATTTATCCCTGAGATCTACGGCGGGAGTCCTACGACGACTTTAGTCGCTGGCTCTAATCCCACTTATCAGAATCTCGCAAACGTTACAGGAGGCGCGAACGGATCAATAACAAAGACGTCTGGGGGTTCAACCTGGAATGCGGGAGCCAGCCACAATGTCGCAATCAGCGCCGGCCAAGATGCGTTCTTTCAATTCACCGTAGGAACTGGTTATGCAACGGCGGGGTTCACTTTGGACTCAAGCCCTACAAGTGGCAATACAGATTTTCTGTTTGCGATTCAGTGGAACCCGGACGGATCGATCACGATCAAATATAACAGCACTCAATTATTAGGAGGCGTCACCACGTGGGTGGCGGGGGACGTGTTTCGGCTTGAACTGCGATCGGGAAGGTTCAGGCTTTACAAGGGATCGGCTGAGATCGTTCCGCCTAACTTTATCTTTCCCTCGCCAAGCTACCCGCTATACATGGGGATTGCGATGCAATTTATTGGAGCGGGAATCTCTAACGGTAAAGTTCAGATCGGATCTATTGGGCTGCCGCCAAACTCAGGCCGCGGCGGTATTAAGGTTCCAGCAATCATCGTGTGGAGCTCGGGAATTAGAAAGCTAGTTTCAACAACTCAGGTGCCGACGGGTGGGGGCAAGGGCGGGCAGAGAACGCAGACGGTCGATAACATCACTTACAACATCGACCTGGGAATGATGTTCACGGCCCACGGTCCTCACAACCTGATCCGGGAATACGCAAACGCCGACATCCTGATCGATCAATTTGATCAGTCTGCTAATCCCTCTGGAGTTTACGATCCAACGGTTGGCGCCGATCCGAATTATGATCCAATCCTCCCCCCAGACCCGACTTTATATTTTGATAGGTCATTTTTACGGGTCGATGCCGACATCCCATTCGACGTTGACAGCGTGGGGACTGGAACCATTCAAGGTGGAGGATCAGGATTCGCCATCTATCCGGGCAATAACACGCAGCAGCCTGATCCAACTATCGAGGCTGACATTGATGGTAAGTACGGGCCAGGCTCTACCCCGGCTTATCGAAATCGGTCCCTGATTGTTCACAATGCTCTATCTCTTTCACGCTGGGGCGGAGTAGTGCCCAACGTTACCGCCGTCTGGGAGCACGCCACACTAAGGACTCTTGATGTTATCTTTGCCTCATTGTGCGAGCGCGTGGGAGTGTTAGCGGCTAATAGTGACTACAACTTCACGGGTATTGAGATTGCCTCTCGAGGCTTGCTGATTTCTGGTCGACCGTTTCAGCCAAAGGAGGTCATCGCATCTCCAGATCTCCAACTCGCCTATAACTATTTCGTTACGGAAGCCGATGGCCAGATAGTAGGCTACACCGAGGGCAGTGAACCGTCTGTAACCATTCCTGATACAGAAGTGGGATGGCTCGAAGGTGATGCCGATCTGCCTGATATTGCGCCAGAAGTAGAGACCATAATCGCATCAGAAATAAGCCTGCTGCGGGAGGTTCACGTTAAATCCCTCGATCCTGATAACGATTGGGAGCCTAATACCGCAAGCGCAATTAGACAGATAACTGACGGATCAAGAGTGGAACTGCTTGAGATCCAAATCTGCCAGCTCTCCGATGAGCGCAGAGAAACGGCGCAGCGCAAACTTTATCGTGATTACGTAGCAGGCACGGCACACAAATTCACGCTGTCATGGCAATACCTATATCTACATCCCGGTTACAAGATCACGATCACCAGAGCAGAGGGCTTTACCCACGTCATGCGATTGACTTCCATCTCTGGAGGAATCGGATTACTCGAGTGCGAAGGCGTTGCCCTAGAGCCTGAGACATTCAATCAACCGGCTAATGGGGTTTTCCCTCCTGGTTATATTCCGCCACAACCGATTCCGGCAATGACCATCTGTGCATTGCTAGACATGCCTTTGATTAAAGACGGCGACGGCGCTTTTAACGACGGTCTTCTACAATACGTAGTTGGAACCCCTCGCACAGGATTCAATCAAACGTGGAGCGGATTTGCTCTTTATATCTCACGACTTAATCAATGGAATCCGCTCGTTACTTCAGATCTACCAGGAACCATCGGCTCCATCGTTAGCGCCACTTCTCTTTCAACGAACCCTGACGCGATCGACCATACAGGATCCATTGTTGTGGACCTTTATGGAACAACCGCGACTCTGGCAAGTGTGGCGGAAGCAGATATCGATCTGAATCTCGGGCTCGCTGGAGGCATGGTGTTTAAGTTCGCTACGGCGACTCAAGTTGCGGGATTTCCTAACCGCTGGCAACTGGAAGATTTGCTGAATGGACAGAAATACACTGTGCCTGAAATCTCACTCGTTGGCGCTGGAGACCGCTTTGTCCTGCTGGACGAAGCAGTAAAACCCGTACCGATGCAGGAATCAGATGTCAACAGCCTGATGAGTTATCGGGCAGTGACTTCAGGGCAGTCGTTAGGCGATGCGGCTACTGTTACTCACGTTTGGACAGGGATAAGTCTCAAAGCAACACCACCAACCTCCATTGAAGGGGTGTTCGATAAGGCTGAGGGGGGTTTGTCCCAGGAATGGGTAGACCAAAGCGCGCGACCGGCAGATGCTAACGACGCCTATGAGTGGGTGAGCAGAAGTGTCGCGAGTGGCGGTGGCTCAATCCTCCGTGGTCCGCTAACCATTAGA